ATACCTGGATTTTTATCAAGTGAAAGTCCACTAACTTTACTTACGTGCTGAAGCATTATTTCACCGCCAGCTACAGCACCAGGAGGTATAATTGTTACCTCAAACTGGTTCAGATAAACAGGTTCGAATTTGTTTACTCCTGAAAGTGAATTTTGAAAATGTGATAATCCTGCCATAGTTAGTTATATTTATCTTTTGCCTCTAAAATCAGTAAATATCATTATACGAATTGTATAAATCCACCTGCTGCGATTCCACCAGTTCTAGTAACAGTAATTCTATTAATGAATTTCTGAATTCCTCTAGCAGGTTCGATAATAACATCAATTATACCCATGTTCATGTCGATAATTGCTGGAGTGTTATTAGAAGCATCCATGATAGTTTGGTAAGCATAAATACCTCCACCTGCTCTTACACCGTCTAAGTAGTTATCAACCAATGTTTTTATTTCGAGTCTGATTGAATCGTCATTGAAATCAAATAAGTAATTAGATAGGATTTCCTGAACGTCAGATTCTATACTAATTAAAAGATCTCTTACGTGAACTAAATTAAATGCAGAGTTAACTTGTTGGTAAGCTGTTTGGTTACCGAAGATAACCACACCAATTCCTCTTCTCTTGATGATCGGGTTAATTCCGAATGGTTCAAGATTTCCTCTGTCCTCATCAGTAAAGTCATATTCAACTCCTACCACGCTTGATCCGCTTATTACCCCTCTTTTTTGACCTGCTATAATTGCGTAAGGTTCTCCGTTAGCAAATTTTCTAAGGAAATTATTAGAAACATAAGCTGCCGGTGGTACTTCAACGTTTCTGTTTGATTCTCTAACCGTAATATAAGGTGAGTAGAAACCGCAGAATTTAGATCCATCATCTTCAGTCGGTAGACTGAATGTGTATGAAGGATTAAGTGATAAGTTACCTCCGTCTGCGATATAAGCAGTGTTCAATTTAGGATAAGGATTAGCTGCTGTTGGTGCATCAGTAAATCTAGGATCCGTACTAGCTCTAAATTGAGCCATTGAAGGCGCGTTAATAATAGCAAGTGCTTGTTGTCTCAATTTAGCAAGCTTACTAAGCTGATATTTAGAATTAGGTAGGATTTGTCCAGAGAATGTATCTACGATGTATCTGAATGAAATAACGTCCTTAGAAGCTAATGTTTTAGCTATATTGGTGTCATACATAACGTCCAAAATTTCAGTTATTCTAGCATCGCTTCCGTTAGGTCTATGCCAATCAGTCATTATGAATCCTGAAAGATATGATAAATCAAAAGATCTAGTGAATTGAGCTATAGATAAGAATTTTTGAACTCTAACTCCGTTTGTTGTAGAATAGTAGTAAACTGGTCTTGCAGCTACCACTCTGTATACTCCCGCTGTAGTTGTACGAGAAACCGAAGTGATCTTAGCTAATCTATTCTGTCTATTTCCTGTTGCAGGTTCGCAGATATCAAGATCTGTCGATACAACCAAATCACCAACCGAGAATGGAGAATTACCGTTAGCATCCAAAGTTACAGTGAATGTGGTAACGTCTATTCTTGTACAATCTACGAATTGGTTGATTGAGCCTTCCTGAGAAACTATATCAAAACTTTGTGCACTTACTGGATTACCAATGTTATCCGAAGCGTATGTTGTACCAAATCCAGGTACATTAGCGATTGTTGCAGTGTCTAGGTCAACGCTAGAAAATGCTCTTGTATAAACCAGATTGAATTGGTCTCTATCAACTGTTTCCTCAAACCCTAAGTATTTAAGTTGGGTTCCTGCTGAGTTTGTCCATGCTAAATCTCCGTCAGTTACTTCCGCATATTTATTATCCTGATATAGATCAGAAGCATTGTAGGCTACGATGGTATTAGAAACTCCAAAAGGAGCACCAGGTCCAGTAACACCTTCTGGTGTTGCTACGCTTTCGATATTTAAATAATCAGAATTACCAAACTGATAAGCATCCGTATAGAAAGGTTGATTACTTCCAGAGGCACCGGTATTATAAGATGTTAAGTTGTAAGTAGGTTTAACAACTATACCTTGAGATCTATAGAAAGATGTATCCAATGGGTGAGTAAAGAATATTCTAAGAGCTCCCGAAACGTCTTTAGTTCCAGTTACTTTAAGTTTAACTAGGTTAGCTTCAGAGAATTGGTTAATTAAACCTCCAGTTAAACCTCCAGTGTAACCAGTCACCACACCTAAAATGAATTTCTGATCATTTGATGAGCTAACACTTAAGAAACTCTTAAGCTCTGTTACATCGGTAGCATTTGCCATATAACCTCCGGTCACACCGTATGCTCCTGATGTTTGAAGATAGTGTAAACCTCCGTCATATGCTGAAGGATCGTATGCATTAAATGATTGGTAAACAACACCTGCGGTTGAACCAGTAGCACCGGTTAAAGTGAATAATGTACCAACGTTAGCACCTGTCGTGTAAACAGTAGCACCAGTAGCACTATTGAAACCAGTAGCACCGGTAACTCCAACTACATTTTGATTGTATAGGTAATCAGCAACTAACACCTGATCGTAACTTAGGAAGTTAATTCTAGGTGTAGCTAAATCTCTATCTCCACTTAATTCGTCGATTAGGTGATTTCCTACTAGATCTATTCTGGATGAATTGTCGCAGATAGCATCAAATGCTTGTTCGTCGATAGCACAGAATAAACCTGTTGAAGGTGTTCCGTTGTTAACTAATGTTTGTATATACTGGTTAACTCCGTTAAGATCAACGAAGTCCGGTATGATACATCCAGTTATTGTAGTCACGATCGAAACGTCAGGTTCAGCAAGGAAAGAGTCTATTCTGCTCTTGATGAATCCATTATTAGTGAAATATGTGGACCATTTAGGATCGATTGCAAGAGCTTGATAATTTGTCCAGTTACCATAAATTGCAATAACATCTATGAAATAATCTGAGATGTAATCGTAAGGGTGCATAAACGTCGGAACGTTATTTGCTCCATACCAATCGATTGCGAAAATATCATAACCCTTAAGAGGTTTAGAAGAATCCGTAGATTTTCTAACTATTATACTCATAGGGGTTTTTCCAAGGTTGGTTAAGCTGAAAAGTTTTCCTTGATCGGCAACACTTAGTGTTGCAAGGAAATAATTAGGATCAGCAAACCAGAATCTCTCCTTGTTATAGTAGGATGAATATAGTTTGCTAGTGATAACACCGTTATATTCCTCGGTGTCAACAGAATAAGCCTGATAAGTTGCTTCGTCCGGATCTGCAGTATCTACGTCGTCATTCAATCTTAATAGATTCAATGCAAAGACCGGTCCAGTATTTAAACATGTTAATATAGATCTTTGGAAAAAAGATCCTTTATTTTCTAGTGATCTGTCTACGTCACCAAAAATAGATATAAGAGTTGTTACATCCGGGATATAGACTGGGGTATTGAAAGGTCCCTTGTTAGAGAAACCTACAACCAATCTAATAGTCTGAGACGTTAGAATGACGTTTTGTGACGCGTCAAATTCTAATGTATAAACTCCAGATGCTCTAAACTGTGAGTAGTCTATTTTTACCTTATTTGCCATTATTTTTCAAGATATTTTTGCTTCTAGACTATATATCAAAAAAGAAACAGGAATTATTGATAAAGGATATTTAAATAACCATTATTACATGAGTTTACTGAAATCACCGTAGCTTCTTCCGTCCTTGGTACTAGGTCCTCTCTGATTCTCATCTAATATTTGTCCGCCCTCAATTTTTCTGATTATTATGTCCTTATATGGATTTTCTGTAAGCTCATCAAAGACGTCACCGACTATCTGATTAAAGTCATATCCATCGAATAAACCTGGTAAATTAACTAGGGTCATTGCAACATCATCGTGTCCACTCTGGCTCGAGTAAGTTCCTCTCGAATTTAATCCGAAAGTGAAAAGCTCGGGTATGGTCCATTTCTTCTCATTTACCAAGATTTTATCGCTCTTAACCAGGCTTCTGAGCAATTCACAATACTTCATCTTGTTTTTCTCGTTGTATTTTATACCTGGTTTTAGTACTCTAGCACTTTCGCTGTGTTTAGTAAACAGAAACATCTCATCGTAAAAATCATCTCTAGCGGTGAGTTTGTCATATAATATCTCGCCCTTAAAGTTCATCTCCAATGCGATCTTAACCCTGTCCACAGTAAATAGGTCGCTGCAGAGAAGTTGTACAAGTTTAGTAAACTCCTCGAGCTTAATTTCGTTATCTCTAAATACACCAACCTGAACGAGTCCAAAAAAATCAGCCTCGTCTTCAAATTCCTCTATTCTATCAATCACTGTCTTAGGTAAAGGAGTAACCTTAAATATATTAATAACCGTAAAGTCACCCTTTCCTCCAGCACTTAAATCTATAGATAGCACAAATTTCTTACCAGGGCTGTCGCATTTATCCAAGTCGAACTTAGGGTGCCATATTAGATTCTCGTAGTTAATACCATTGTCATGAAGACAACTGATTTCTTTCCAGGAATATTCAACTTCATTTTTTCTTATCTTTTTAAGCTCATTGGATCCTAAAAGTAAGCTTGATGAACTTAAAAATTGGTTACCGTATTCCTGATTGAATAGTTCTTCACTTCCTAAGTTACCTATCTCTTTCTGTTTCCAAGCTTCGTCTCTACCCGGAACCTGCCACCAATCCACCCTGATTGGATTAAAACTGTTTTCACCGTCGAGAGCACCCTGATAAATTTCATAGAATTTATTCATTCCATTAGGCGTCGATGTGATTATGATTCGGGAGACCTTGGACGAAGAAACTGTTGGATATGTGGATCTAAAGAAAGCCTCGATAAAATTGGGGTTAATATGGGCAAACTCGTCCATGTATAAGAAATGGATGGTAAAACCAATACCGGAAGTTTTAGTTGTAGTCTTTGCTAAAACTCTACACCCGTTATCAAAACGCATTGACATGACGTTGTTTACCATTATACCAGGTTTTAAAAAGAATGGTAGCCCCTTGATAATGGATTTAATCTTGTCCATTAATTCCTCCGCAGTGTCACCGACGTTGGCCAGGATCATTGCATTTTTATCATGGTTAAAAAGTAGATACCAAACAAGAATTATGGAAGATGTAATTGATTTACCAACCTGTCTCGGTGCAAGAAAGATATTAAATCTGCTACCCTGATATTCCCTAAGAACTGAATCCTGGTAATCTCTCAGTCTGATGTAATCCAATCCCGTATCGGTCATTACCTTACAATACTTGGCAAAATATGTCACGTCCTCCGCGCATTTTTTCATTTCAAGTATCTCGTCTTTGGTGTACTCCCATAGAACATTGGCTCTTTTGAGCTCCGGATTATTGTCGTGGAATGGATTTTCTACACTTTTATAATCTAGACCTTCCTCATCAACTCTCCTTAATAGCTCATCTATTCTGGCTGTTGTCCAATAGGACGTTTCCTGCTGGACTCCATTTTCTAATAAATCCTCCATATTATTCTAGTATATCATCCTCGATTTCATATTCATCCGGGTCCTCATAGGTATCAGAATCTTGTCTCATTGGATTTTGTGCGTCGATTCTTTTTTTGTCTCTAGCATTAACAACCGCATTAGGATCTATGATCTCTGGTTTAACATCAACAATCTCGGAACCTATAATATCACGGAGTCCCTCCATTATACCTCTGGTCCCTCTTGATCTTAGCCCGCTGTCACTCTGGTTACCTGTTGAAAGATAAATGCCATCATCTCCCGGAACCTGATCTAGCACCATCCCACCGGAATGTCTTTTCTCCTCTATCTCTATCTTTGTCTTCTTGTAATTCTGCTCCATCTTTTCCAGATATGCCTGATAATCCTTGGGCATCTGCATTATCTGAGATTGTAGCTGAGCTAAGACCTCGAAGAGTCTGGGATGCATATTACCTAAATCTATCTCCTCCAATATTTTAGTAATGGCATGTTGAGCTGATTTTAGTTGAAACATCATAGCGGAGAGATTCATCGTGTCCGCTTTTTTCTTAAATTCCACGTGGGATTCAGTTTGATCTAAATCGACATAAAATTTAGTAATGGAATCCAATAATGCTTTGGCTTCAGACAAAGCAGTGGACTTCTCACCAGCAAAATCCATCATCTCGGTGGTTTTTAATCTGGGAAGTTCATCTGTATCAGAAAGTATGTTATCTAGTGCCTCCTCCATTATGATGGAGTCTAAACTTTCTTTTATTTTTTCCTGTACGACCTTTTCAGGTTTTGGTTTTCTTCTTGGCATATCTTATCTATTTCGTGCAAACTTAGGCATGTTCAATAGAGGTTTGGCGTTATCAATGATGTGTGCGAGCTGCGCGTCACGCACGATGTTTTGGTTCAGTACTGTTGATTGTGTATCTATATCTATCATATTTTTAAATAATCTCACATTGCTTAAATAAATTGGTCCAGTAAATACCTTATATGAATTATTATCGGTTCCGTAATAAGGACTAGAGGTATCAGTAACTTTATCCGAAGGTGCTTTAAAAGTTATCGGTGTAGTAAACATTCTAACTTCTTCATGGACTTTATCAAGCTTACTAGACTGTTCAGCAGGATTTGTAGGATCATATGACATTTCCCAGATATTAGCAGCGATTTGTTTATAAACGTTAGATACATTTACAACAACACCGTACCAGCTTCCGTATTCTGGGGTGAATTGTAGAGGTGAATTTATAACGGTATCATTTAATCTTATCACTAAACTTCCCTGACCTAAGAAAGGATTTGATGTTTCGTCAGTAACACCAGAATGTATCAGATCGATTCTAAGTCCCTTTATATCGTCATTCTCAGTTAAATATAATCCGCTTATTAGGTTTCTGCTTTGTGCCTTTTGCATTTTCCATATGATGGTTCCATCAGAAAATGTCGTTGAATTATTCTTTATGGTGAACCTATATTCGTCTATAACCTCAACAACTTCATATCCTCCAGAGTGAAGTTTATCCCCCTGTATAGCAACATATCCCTCCGGATTAGAAGCATAGGATTCCCATCTGGATAATCTATGTCTCTTAGGATAGCTATTAAAATAAAGGTAATTCGAATCGGAAGATTCTAATGTTAAGTTCAGTACTGGATAGGGTCTTCTTAGCATTTGCTGGTTATCATAGAAATCCTTAAGTGTAAACCAACAGGTATACGCAAGTTCACCGGCTGAAGCAAGTTCAGGTAGTACCTTATATCTTATGGCATTTCTATATCTATTAGGATCATATCCAAATTCTGAATCATCAGCGAAAGCCTCGTAAAGGTCATAATAATGATTTAAAACTATAGTCCAGTTATTATTGAGATCATATCCTATAATAGAAAGATCCTTATAAACATAAGATCTGATAGGATCTTGAGACATTTGAGTTATCGTGGTAGCATATTGTTGCGGTTTAGCAGCCTTAAGTTCTTCAGCTCTAACATCATCACCAAATAGATCCTCAGTGGTTAGAGATATTCCATCCAACTCCTCCTTGTATGCTGGATCTTGAAAATAAGTATTACTCTTAGGATTATATTTCTTGAGCTCTATCTTAAAATATACCGGAGCATTCATAAAATCTCTAAATAAATACGTTGAATTTATCTCATAGATTCTATTAGTTATAGGAAAGTATATAATATCCCTCTTTCTAGGTTGAGATCCCTTTCCAAATATTCCTTCAAAATATCTTTTATCAATCTGTATCTCAAAAGGCTCCTCGAATTGAAGTCCAAATGGGTCGAAGTTAATCTTGTTATCCGGAAATTGATTCTGGGGAACCAATAGCTTAACACATTTTTCGTCAACAACATTAAATATCGTATACTCCCTTAAAATAACATCCTTACCTCTGGCTTGTGGCTGTACTGAATAATAATTAGCTTCCAATCCAAATACATTATTAACCATCAGACTCAGATCCTGGTATAGATTTAATGCTCTATTTACAGCATAAGGATTAAATGTGAATTTACAATCAGAAAAAACGACCGGTCTGTTCGATATCTCGTTTGAACATATTGCTGCCGGTTTATAGATTACAACTTCCGGCGCAGGAGCATAATCAAGATCCAATTCGAAACTAACAATAACTATCGATGGATCTATTGGTTCGTTAGTATTATAAACTATGGTGCCATCATCATTTACAAGAACCGAAGTGAATCTAAATTCGGGATAGAATTTATTATTAGGGTCCAATGTGATTTCGAAAAGATCCGAAAATTCGTTAGTAAGTCCTCCTAGTGCTGTTCCTACGTTTGTCCAAAGCGACCATGTTTTTCCATCAATACTATATCTGAAGTCTATAGAAATATCATTTGCATCTATCGCGGATCCGGAGTTACTACTATTGGAAGCATCTATAATCCATCCATTGAATTTAGTAACATATTCGAAAGGCTTATCCCAGGTAAGTACACGGTAACTTCCGATGTACGTGAAGTTTAGAGCACTCTCCAGTTGCTCTATCCTTATGTCATAATACGAAGAAGATTCACAAGGTTTGTAGTAGGTGTTTCCGTTTATAGTTACCTCATGATATCCACCGCATCCTATTTGTTGAGCCCTTGCAGAAGCGGCTCCTGGTGTAGAATATATGTTGTCGACAGAGGATTCTTTTATCTTTGATGTGTTCTGTAAATCATCATGATAATTATACCTCTGTTCGGATAGGTCATATTGTTCACCGTTACCGTCGGTAACAGGTGTTCCTTTTTTCGGAAATTTATCTTCTGGGTAAAAATTCATTTATAGCTAGATACTTTTATTATATATCCGCTATTAAAAAGGTTAGTTGGATCCCTTTGTATAATCGGATTCGATCCAATCCAATATAGAAATAAAGACGTCTTCGGGCTTTATTGTTTTCGTACATTCAAAATATCTATCGGTTCCCTTGTGAACCGGACACCACCACCAATCTCCTCTATCGAATTTATACTCGGTTTTAGTAAAGCATCCATGACAAACATCACGATTTATAATACGAAGACATCTGTCAGAGAATTCAAGAAAAGGATCAGTAAACCCAGAAATAACGACTGTTGGTACTCCTAAAGCCCACGAAAGCCATGATAATCCGGAGCTTAATCCGATAAAAAACTCGCATTGAAGTAGGTCACTTACTCTGTTCCCAATTGGAATATCCCCGCTCAGATCCAAAACACCGTTCAGTGAATTGCCTTCTTTTTGGATAAGTACCACCTCATAACCAACACCCTTCAACAGATTTACTAATCTTTGCCACCCACCAGGATAGTGCCAATATTTAGCACCTGCAGTGGATTCGGTTGCAATGCAAACGTATTTCTTATTAGTGGGTCTTGGATTTATTTTTTTATTAATTAGTGGTCTAATTTCGCCGGAGTACTCAACATCGAGAATGTCACTACTTACCTTTTGCAAAGGTATTGTTCTCGGATCGATCTTATGCATATTCCGATCTTCCTCCTGGTACCACCCAACACCAATAATGACAGACATACCATCTTCTCTGTACCCAGGAGGTCTGAATGTGATATTCTCATATTGGCCATCAAAAAGATCGTTATAAAAAGTGGTAACTATTAGATTTTGAATTTCGTATTTTTTTCTAAACTCCTCTATGTAAGGTACCCAAGCTATATTATCACCCAAAGAAGCACTATCGATAGAAACA